ATTCGGGCGCGCGCCTCTGACTCTGGCGCGCGAAGCGATCGGCGTGGCTGTGGTACTGGAGCGGCACGCGGCGCGCCTGTTCGGACGCGGTGCCAAGCCGTCTGGCGCCTTGAAGTTCCCGCAGGGCATGGGCGAGGAAGCCGTGAAGAAGGCGCGCGCCGCATGGCGCGCCACGCACGAGGGCGAAGACAGCGGCGGCCGGACCGCGATCCTGTACGATGGCGCCGACTTCCTGCCGCTCACGTTGCAGAGCACCGACGCGCAGTTCCTCGAGAACCGCAAGTTCCAGATCCTCGAGATCGCCCGCGCGTTCCGTGTGCCGCCCTCGATGCTCTACGAGCTCGACCGCGCGACCTGGAGCAATACCGAGCAGCTCGGCCGCGAGTTCCTGACCTACAGCCTGGAGCCGTGGCTGCGCGCCACCGAGGCCGCGTTGCGCCGTGGCCTGTTCCTGCCCGACGATCGCCCGAACTTCGCCATCCGCTTCGATCGGGATGACCTCACGCGAGCCGATCTCACGACGCGCGCGACGGCGATCAACAGCCTGATCGCGAGCCGCGTTCTGAACCCCAACGAAGGGCGCGCCTGGCTCGATCTGCCACCCTACGAGGGCGGGGAGACATACGCGAACCCGAACACCGGCGGCAACCAGCCGGGGAGCACTGGAGGCACGAACGATGGACTTGCGTAGCATCGCGGGCAATGTCGAGGATCAGGATCGCGGACGGTGGTTCGATCTCGCAGACCCGGTGACGGGGCAACCCGTAGGCATCCGATTCCGGATTGCCGGTCCCGACAGCGCCACCCAGCGCCGCGCCGAGCTGAAGCTCTCCGACGAGCTAGCCGCGCTGGCAGGGCCGGATGGCCGCGTGTCGGCCGAGAACCGCGAGACCGCGCGCATCAATGCGCTGGCGCGCTGTGTCCTCGCCTGGGAGATCGAGGAGGACGGCGCGGCTGTTCCGTTCACCCATGAGAACGTGGTGCGCGTCCTGCGGATGGCGCGATGGCTGGAACAGGAGGTCGATGCCTTCGCCAGCGACCGGGCGGGCTTCCAATGACCGAGCACAAATTCCTCGCCACGAAGTTCGCCGCAGACGGATCGGGGGAGATCGAGGGCATCGCCTGGCCATTCGATCAGCCCGATCGCGTGGGGGACATGATCACGAAGGGCGCCTTCGCGCAGGCGCAGGTGCCGTTGCCGATGCTGTTCGGCCATGATGCGAGCGACCCGGTCGGATCGTGGACCGAGGCGACCGAGACCGACGAGGGGTTCCGCGTTAAGGGTGCGCTCTTGGTCAACGACGTCGCACGCGCCCGCGAGGTCAACGCCCTCGTGAAGGCCGGGGCCGTTCGGGGCATCTCGATCGGCTTCATCACCCGCAAGGCCACGCCGCGGCGCGGGGGCGGCCGGACCATCACCGAACTTGAGCTTGTCGAGGCGTCCCTCGTGGCCGTCCCGATGCACGCCGGCGCGCGCGTGACCAGCGCGAAAACCGGCATCGCGGCGATCCGCATGGCGGAAGCCATCAACCGGGCCGCGGCCCGAATTCGAGGTACATGAGCATGAAGCACGAACCCAAGGCGTTCGAGATCAAGAGCGGCGATGACGACGACCCCGTCGCCGTCGTCACCAAGTCGCTCGGCGATCTGCAGACCAGCGTCGACGAACGGCTGGCGCAGATCGAGGCGAAGGCGGACACGACGAAGCTGACCGAGCGTCTCGACAAGCTCGAGGCAAAGGCGCAGCGGCCCGGCGGCGACGGCGCGCCGGACCAGGTCAGCGAAGAGCGCAAGGCATTCACCGGCTATCTGCGCGGTGGCCGCGAGGCGCTTCAGGCCGACGAGGTCAAGGCGCTCACCACCGCTGACGACACGTCGGGCGGTTACCTGGCGCCCGCCGAATTCTCGACCGAAGTGATCAAGGGCATCGTCGAGATCAGCCCCGTGCGGCAGGCCGCGCGCGTCGGGTCGACCTCGTCCGGCTCCGTCATCTTGCCCAAGCGCACGGGCACGCCGACGGCGCGGTGGGTCGGTGAGGATGAAACCCGGACGCCGACGGGCTCCACCTATGGTCAGATCGAGGTGCCGATCCACGAGATGGCCGTCTACGTGGACGTTTCGCTCAAGCTGATCGAAGATGCCGCGATCAGCGTCGAGTCGGAAGTGGCGATGGACCTCTCGCAAGAGTTTGGACGCCTCGAGGCGAAGACGCTGCTGACCGGCGACGGTGCGAAGAAGCCGCTGGGCATCATGCAGGCCAGCGGCGTGGATTTCACGCCCACCGGCAACGCCTCGACGCTGGGCAGCGCCCCGGCCGATCTTCTGATCGACCACATGTATTCGATGCCCGCGACCTACCGGCAGCGCGGCGTGTGGATGATGAACGGCACGACGCTGGCAACCATCCGTAAGCTGAAGGACGGCGACGGCCGGTTCCTGTGGCAGCCGTCCTACGCCGCTGGCCAGCCGGAGACGATCCTGGGCCGTCCTGTGGTGGAAGCCGTCGACATGGACGACATCGGCTCGGCCGCCGAGCCGATCGTGTTCGGCGACTTCTCGTCGGCCTATCGCATCTACGATCGCGTGGGCCTCTCGATCATGCGCGATCCGTACAGCCAAGCCGCGCAGGGTCTCGTGCGGTTCCACGCGCGGCGTCGTCTCGGCGGCGGCATGGTGCTGGGGGAAGCCATCAAGAAAATCCGCTGTGCGACGAGCTGAGGAGCATGACAATGCGTGATCTCGCAAACAACATCCAGACCGTGCAGGCCGTTGCCCCCGCGGTGCAGTCCGCCACGGTGACGTCCGCCGCGATCGATCTTCTCGGCTTCGAGAGCGCAGCCGTGGTGATCAACACCGGTGCGATCGTCAGCTCGGGGGATTTCACCGCGAAGCTGCAGGAGTCCGACACCACCGAAAGCGGCGACTTCGCGGACGTCGATGCCGCGCACCTGGTCGGGGCCTTGCCTGCCGCGCTGGTGGCCGGCAGCGTCGTGAAGCAGGGCTACATCGGGCACAAGCGCTACATTCGGGTGGTTCTCACGAAGAACTCCGGCACCTCGATCGCGGCCGGGGTCGTCGTCGTGAAGGGCCACGCGCACGAGCGCCCGGTCAGCTGATCATGGCGCCCGCGCGGCATATCGCATTGGCGCGGAGGCATGGGTCCGATCCCTGCACTCAGCCCCTCTCGGCCGCGCGGGCCACACATCGGCGGGCTTGCAGTGCAGCAGGTCTCCGCGCGCTCTTCGGAGGACGCCATGCCCATGAAGCCGCCGCGCCTGTGTGCCTGCGGTCACCGTGTCGCAAGCGGGTCTCTGTGCCCCTGCCAGCGCAAGCAGGCGACCGAGCGCAAGGCTCGGTTCGACAGCACAAGGCCCTCCTCATCGAGGCGGGGCTATACCGGCGCCTGGGACAAGGCCCGGGCCGAGTTCCTCGCCCGCAACCGGCGCTGCGCCATGTGCGGCGCCGAGGCGACCGTGGTGGACCACGTCAAACCCCACAAGGGCGATATGTCGCTGTTCTGGGATCGCTCCAACTGGCAGCCGCTGTGCCGCCATCATCACAACGCCGCGAAACAACGCATCGAGCGGCGCAGCACACGAGGTAAATGACCATGCTTTTCGCAACTGCAGGCATGAAGATCGAGATCGGTGGGGTGCGGGCAGACCAGTCCGCCGACTTCGTCGCGAGCGACTTCACCGGCGAGTCCTGGGTGGAGATCACCGGCCACGAGAATCTGGGATCGCTCGGTGATTCCAGCGAAGAGATCGCGATCGATCTGATCGGGGAGTCGCGGACCAAGCGCGTGAAGGGAACGCGGTCGAGCCCGCCGATGGAGCTGGTACTCGCGGCCAACTATGACGACGCCGGACAGCAGGCGCTTCTCGCCGCAGAGAAGGCAATCCATGATTACGCTTTTCGGCTGACCTTCAACGACGCCCCGGCCGGCGGAACGCCTTCGGAGCGGATCTTCATCGCCAAGGTCGGCAGCGCCTCCGAAACCTATGACCAGGCGAACAACATCGTGCGCCTGAATTGTTCGCTCTGGGTCAACTCCAACGTGGTCCGGGTCGACGCAGCTGGTCCGTGATGTTCCTGCCCCTGCCGTGACCCGGCGGGGGCCATCGCAGGTCGTCTGAAACCGTGGGGATTGAGCATTGGACATCGCGCACATCGACGCCTTCAAGCAGCACCTGAACATCGATCTACTGAACTTCCGGGATCACGATGTTCTGGTTGGCAAGCTCGATGCTGCGCATCGGCAGGTGGAACGAATGCTC